ACGACCGTGCCTGCAGGCTCGTCAGGTCTACCGCGAGCCTCACGGCCATGTCGACAACCTCCGGGCGGAACGCGCCAGCCCGGATCCGGTCCGCGAGATCGGCCAACGGCGTACTACTTCCCATTGCCGGCCTCCACGCGAAGGCGCCACGTCTCGACCGTGAGCCGGCGCCGCTCCTTGGCGTCCTGAGCCAACGCGGGATCGGCGTCGACATACCGGATGTACTCAGGCGCCACTGCCTGATAGGTGAGTCGCTCGCCGTCGCCTGCAGGCGCGACGCATGAGCCGAGGGCTAGCAGGATCAGGGTGATTGGTTTGTTGCGTTTCATTTCGGACTCTTGCACATGGTGTGAATAGCGGTCTGCATGTCGTGCAGCTTGGCCGCGACGTCTCGTAGAGCCGTCGCGATGGCGCCCATGCTACTCGAATACAGTTCGCGCGAACTGTCTTGCTCTTTTATGTGAGCGTTCCTCTGGTCTTCCTGCGCGGCAAGCTGGTCTTTGCGCTGTTCGGCCGCGTCCTTCTTCAAAATGATGACCGCGACCAGAAGCAGGCCCGAGCTACCGGCTTGCAAGATCGCCGGGATGATGCCGCCTTCGGCCAGTGCTTCGATAATCATGACTAGATCCATGAGGCGTTGAAGTGGACCGCGAACGCCGACACTTGCGACGCGGTCGCGGTGCCGGCCATGCATCTCGCCGTAGCGGCGATGAACTCGCCTGGGTTCACGGGGATCGGGTTGTCAAACTGGACCTCGATTGCCTTGTCTGCCGGCTGCCCGACCGCCGCGCCAACCGGGAACGAGACGAACCCGAGGACGGCGCGACGTGGCGCGTGCGCGTTGACCGCGTCGGCAGTCGCGAGGCTCACGGCCGTATGGCCGAACGCGACCGAAATGAGATACGTGGTAGGGGTCGTGGCGACGGCCGCGCCTAGGTTGCATGCCTCAATTCGGCACCCCGTGACCATCAAGGTTTTTCCTGCGTAGCTCGCCGATCCGAGCGGGTTTTGGTAGCTGGTCAGGATCCGGTCGGTTGCGGCTGCGGCTGGCGCGGTCAGCCATGCGTGCCCACCCAGGCCAGTCACGAGGGCAGCCGTGTTGCTCCCTGCGGCGGCAGTCGGGTTGGTGTTGTTGACGTAGCTCGCTGTCTGGCCCACCGCCACGCCGCTCTGCGTCACGTAGCCGCTGCCTCCGCTCGCAATCGCGTTCCAGTGCGGCGGCACGTTGGCCAGCATGCCCGAGCTCGACACGGACACGCGCCCCACCGACAGCTTGAACGCGGCCGAGCTCGCGGCGCTGTTGTATTGGCGAAAGTGAAGCGGGCACGAGATCGCGGACGTGGGCGATGGGCGACCGACCGGAACGGTAAGCTCACCGGCAATCTGGTCGTCGATCCAGAACCGGACGCGGCTAGTCGTGGCGTCGATCGTGTACTTGTGCAACTCGTTGGTCGCGGGCCTGGTCAGGTTCCCGGTCGCGACCTCGGATCCGTTGCTGTTGATCACGCCCTGCCCTGCAAGGCCCCGCTAGTCCAACGGAAAAACACGCCCTCGGTCGGCGTAGTGGTGCTGGCCGATATTCCGAAACCTGCCTCGCCCACGATGTTGGTCGCGTTCTCGTTCTGGACGCGAAGCTCCATCTGCAGGTAGGTGGTCTGGTCCGCGAACAATGGAAACGCGCGGTAGCTGTTGAGCTTGAACAGTGCTCCGCTTGCAACCGAGTTGCCCGAGTTCATCGTGAACTCGTTGGCCGACTGCGTGCCCGTCATGGTGGCGCCGTTCTGCGCCCAAACGTGCTGGTTGGCGATCGCGCCGGCGAACGCTTCGTCGAAAAGGATAACGTCGCTACCTACTCGCAATCGGTAGTCACCGTCGACCTCGGCCGACTCGCACACGCGCGATCCCGTCAGTAGGCCCGCATCAATCTCGCTGGCCGACACGGTAAACCCGGCCCGAGCGGCCTTATCGGGCGTGTTGACGCGGACGTTTCCGTACGCGTCCTGCTCGGCATTTCCTGCTGCGGTGCCGTCCGCGTCCAAGACTATTTGCGTTCCCATTGCCTATACCTCAATGCCGACGACGGCAAACCTGTAAGCGCCTACGCTGCCGTGTGGCGAGTGCGCGCGAATAGTGAACCCTACACCCGCGACCGCAGCCGAACAAACGGCCGTGATCTGCTCTATTAGCGCGTCTTCCTCTGTGTGCTGTGCCGTCGTGCCGAACGGGCGCGCGATCAGGACCATCGTGGCCGTGACCCACGCGAGCCCGGTCACGACGACCGCGGCCGAGGTTTCTCGACTCGCGCCGAAATCGACCACCACCGAGGCCGCCGACGCGCCGCCACCACCACCGCCCCCAGCCTCTGCCGCCACCTCGACGATAGCGGCCTGCACGTTGGTCGCGCTGATGGTGCCGGATGGCGTGAACGCGATATTGGACGCGATCAGCTCCTTTTTGAGCGCGACCTGGTCCGCAACAGTCGTCATACGGTCGCCCTCCTGGCCTTGCTGTACCCGTATGCGCCGCGTTGCCGGACTCCAATTGCAAACGTGGTCGACCCGCTAGGCGTGTAGCCGTCCGCGATCTGCTGCGCGGTCGTGTAGTAAAGCCATGGGTCGCGCAGCGTGTTGGTGCCGGTCCCGACGCTGGTCAGGGTCACGGTTCTGACGACCGTCGCGCCAGTCGGGTCGTAAACGGTCAACTCGTATTCCTCGAACGGCTCGTCGAGCGCGTACGGGGTCGCGGTGCCAAGGGGCAAGTTACGCCTGGTCCAGTTCTGGAATGAGAACTGGGCGTCGAACGGGGCCACGACCGGAATGGCCTTACTGATCGTCAGGACGGGCAGCGGCCTGGCATTCCAGCCGCTAAACACGACCGGGATTGCCGCGATGTCGCCGAATCGGGCGCCGGTCGGCACGACCTTGTAGTTGATCGTGGCCCCGATGCTCACCACGCCGCGAAGATCGCGGAACATGGCGCCCAGGTCCAGCGCCCCGGCTAGCAACACGAACCGCGCGCCTGCAGTCTTGGCCGCGCCTGCCGCGTCGTGCGTCCCGCGCAATCCGCGCAGTAGCCTCGACAGCGTGTAGACCCCGGTCGATACCTGCGTGACCGTCGCGAAGGCCATGATCTCATCGCCGACCACGCACCAATTGACGCCCGAGATCACGGCCGCATCTGGAAACGTGAACAGGTCGCCGGAATCGATCCGCACCGTGACAGTCGATACGGTGTCCCATGCGATCGTGCCTGTTCCAGGGGGCCAGCCGAGCGTACCGCTAGCAGCAAGGGTCGTCGTGGTCTCGCCCATCACGACCGAGTTACCGACGGTACCGATACTGGTGTAATTGCTTCCGCCGTCGATCGACTCATACACACGCGCTCCGGCAAACCGGCTACCTCGTCTCGCCGAGCTACAGATCAGGACGCCTGGCGAATTGGCTAGCTGGTCCGTAACGGGCGGGATGTCCAGGATCTCGACCCGCAGCGAAGCTACGTTAGTGAGCGGGTTCCCATATATGCCGGCTCCGTTCTGCGCCGGGCTCCCCGTCACCTCCGCGTCGACGTCCTCGACTACTCCAGTCAGGTGGACTGTGAAATCGGTACCCATCTCGCGCCGGATGATGCGAACAAGATGATCCTCGCCATCATCGTCGGTCCATGTCGCGCAGTCATTTTCGAGCAGGTCCGCGTACGCGATGGGCAGGGTCAGCTCGCGCGTAGCCCCGTTGGTCCATGCGCGCCTAACGATCGTAGCGGCCAGGTCCCGGGCCTCGCGCTTGCTCACGACCATATTGGACAGGTCGATCTCGGACCGCAGCCCGTCCCGTGGGGCGCTCGCATGCCGAAGCGCCCATGTCTCGGACCCGACGCCGTAGTTGCGGTCAGGGTCCTGGAACACGATTCGGACCTGCACGGGCAACTGCGAGTCGTCGATGGTGCCGTCGGCCGATTTGGCCACCGACGCGCCGCCCACCGACGCGCCCATATCGGAGTACGCGGCCCCGTTCTCGATCTGCACCACCTCCGCGTCAGAGATGCGGAAGAAGGCCAGTTGACCGCTCCGCTCTTGCGGCACGATCTGACCCGCTACCATGATTGGCTGCAGGGCCGTCACGCCAGGCTGTTCGCCCTGCAGGTAGCCGCCGTCGAATTGCCATTCCGGGAGCCCAGCAAGGTCCAGCTCCGATGCTTCGATTCCAGACCGCGAGCAGATCAGACGGATAGCATCGCGCCAAGAAAAGTCCAGGTCTGGCTCGATGATGGCTTCGGCGTCCGGCGGGAAACTGCCGCCAAACCCGGTCTCGTTGAACTCGTCGAACGCAACGTATGCCTGGCCTCGGTACCCTGGCGTTTGGGCGATCGGCTTAGTCTGCGTGATGATGTCGTCGGCCGTCTGGGCCTCGTCGCCACGATATATGTTGATATCGCCAAACAGGTTTGGTGGCGCTGTTTGCGGGGTCCAGTACTCGATCCTTCCTGCGTTGCTCACCGTTCCGGCCGTCACGGTCGCGGGAGACGTGGACCCGGAAACTAGACTCAATACAGCCCGGTCGCTCTCCAGTGCGTCGACGCGGAATTGCAGCCCGTCTACCCCGCCCGTGTACCCGACCGTTCGGACCAGATCGCCGACCGAGAACACGCGCGATATGTCGAAATCGGCGGACATCCGGTCCAGCTCGATACCTACCCGATTGCCTCCAGACGTGATGATCTCCGTCACCTCGTACCCGCTTTCCACTGCCGCATCGTCGACGCGAACAATCTTTGCTGGCGTGTTTGGCGAACCGGCCGTCACGGATAGGCCACTAATGACATGACCTTGCAGGGTAACGAGCTTCAACGTGCTTGGCGTCGCCCCGTGCGGGGTCACGTCCACGACTCGCCAGTATCCCGATATCGACGGCGTCCCGATCCATCCCGACAGGTGCGCGACCTCGCACGCGCCCTCGATCTGGTATTGGCTCGTCGCGTCCGGGTTTGTCGTCCACGCCGCACCAGCTATGACTAGCGTGTTGGCGCTGTTTAGGTCGATCCGCCGGACCTGCCCCGCGCCCGTACCTGACATGATGCGCAGCCAGTACCCTACCCATTGGCTAGTCGTCCAGCTCTTGGAACTGTCGACCAGAGTCGTGCCGGTCCCGCTGGTTGCCGTTCCGGATTCTTGGCGCGCAACCGTGAACCGAGTAGACAGGTCGACCTCGTCCACCGACGACATGGCGACAGTGAGGAAATCGTGTTCGACGCCTGCCGTTCGCGTCGCGGTCATGCCGTCAGTCGTGACCCCGGTAAGGTTGCGGTCGGNCCAGTAGATCAGGGCACCGCGGCCGACTATCTGAGTCAGCCGATTGATGGGCCGGCTATTCAGACCAAGGGCGATGTCGCACCTGGTGGCCTGGACGGTCCCGGTCGACCCCTTGGAAGAGCCGCCGCCAGTGATTTCGCGCTGCGCGTAGAACATCACATGCATGGGCACGCGAACGCGACGCCCAAACGCGAACACGCGCGGGGCACCGGGGCTACTGGTCACGCCAGACGGCCCGCCCTCGAAGATCCGGACGGGCTCGAATGCGCGCTTCCCACGGCCCGCGATCCTGCCCGCGGCTGCGCGGTCGATCATGCCGGCAGCGAACGTTAGGCCCATCCCAAGGAAACCGGCCCCAACGCCAGCGGCAAAGGTCAGGCCATTGGTCTCGCTAATGGCACGCGCGCCTAGGCTAGCCATCGGTCGTACCTCTCAGGCGCCAGTACGAATGGGCCATGCGCCGCCACATCTGGCCTTGCAGATCCTCCGCGACCTTGCCTGCCTTCGACGTCACGTGAACGAACCGGACCGGGTCCGTGGCCGTGATGATCCCGATGTGTGTCTCGCGCTGCGACCCCCATCCGAAGCACACCACATCGCCTACCGATGCCTCAGTCCTCGCTATCTGGTCCGCGTGCTGGCTCAGTTGCTCGACAAGCAACGACTCGTCCGGCACGTGTCCGTATTGCGTCGAGTCAGGCAGCCACGGGGCGGCCTGCAGCAGGACGCCTAGGCAGTCGAGCCCAGACATGAGGCGCCCACGGTGCCGAAACGGAACCCCGATAGTCGCGATGGCGCGGGATGCGATTTCCTTTCTGGTCCTCACGTCGCGGACTCCAGCATTTGCTCAATTCCTGGGTCGTAGTCCGAGCCCCCAAAGTTGACCACGTTTCCGCGGCTCACGCACGTAGACTTGATGCCGTCGCATCCTGGAACGACTATCCCGCGGTCCGTCGTGGTGATGTCGGCAGGTGTTGGGTGCAGCAATGTGAGCCTACGGGTCGCGTGCCTGTAGTACAGGATAGGCGATACGGTCCCGGCATTCGCCCCGACGGTCCACCTGATTTCTCCCTCGCGGTAGTAGTCGTCCACATACGTTCCCGGGAACGCGGCCACGCTCATCTCGACTACTTGCCGTTGCGTCACCACGGCCGCGACCAACGGGCCAAGCCCAATCTCGTACGTGCTAGCTGATGTCGGGATGCCGTCCGGGTCCCATGGGGTCGCGAGAGTCAGGACCGACGACGTGTTGCTAGCCACGGTGCGCATCTGCCACGCCCCCGGCCCCGAATAGATGTGCACGCGCTGCCCGGCCCACTGGTTCACGGTCCAGCCCGCGCCCGTGTGCACGAGTGTCGTCCCCGTGTTGCCTCCCGTGCTGGTTCCGGTCGCGGCCTGGTCCAGCTTGACATCGGGGCCGATCGCCTTGCGGCACGTTGCCCGGTCGCCATACCGGTACGGGCACCCGCTCTGCCACGTCCCGCCGAACCTGCCGCCTACCGGCACCATGAGCCGATCCGCAATGCCGACGAGCGTGGCCTTCCACCTCAACCCGTCCTGAACCATGTCCTGGATGCTCTTCTTGGCCTCGTAGATAGGTAGCCACGGTGTGCGCCAGTCCACGACCTGCGTCGTGACGATCGCGCCACGGTAGACCCCAGTGCGAAGCCCAGGCAGCGTGAACGCGACCCCGTCCACTATCCCGATGACCTCCTGCGAGCTAACGCGCAGCGCCGCATCTCGCCTCTCGGCCGACATGCTCGCAAGGCTTGCGGTCTCGTATACCTCGCCGTCGATCGTGATCGGCCTATCGAGACTCGTTAGCCTGGTCACGACCTCATCACGCCGACGAATGGTCACGACCCAACACAGGCACTTGGTGCGGCAATACCGCAGCCGCTGCAGGATTCCCGGCTGTAGCCGCATGGTCATGAGAACGTCACCTGAGGGCCGAGGATGTTGCCGGCCCGGATGATCGTGACGGTTGCGCTAGCTAGGCTTGAGATTGCAGCGCCCGCAGCCCCACCAGCCCCGCCGCTACCGCCACCAGCGGCCCCGGCCGTGCCAGGGCTGCCGCCACTGCCCCCGTCATTGGCGCCCGTCCCGCCGCCACCGCCAGCCTGCAGACGGCCTGGAATGCCAGGCGATCCGCCACCTAGGCCGCGCACGCCACCGCCCATCCCAGGCACGTACCCGCCACCGCCACCGCCACCGCCGCCCTCCTGCGACGCGCTGCCCGTCCCGCCACCGCCTCCACCGCCGCCGCCCTGGATGTGCCCATAGTTGACGATGGAGGTATTGACCCACAGGCGCAGCCCGATACCGCCACTGCCGCCGGCTTCTGCCGGATCGGGGAACGCGCCGGACCCGCCGCCTATGCCCCCGTTGCCCCCCGCTCCCGCGATGGTCCCGCCGTTCACCAACAGGATCGTGGACCCGGCCGGGAATGGGCCGCTATCGACGGCTGGAGCAGATGGCGTAAAGATGCCGCGCTCAACTCCGGCCCCGATCGACACGACGAGCGATACGGGCTTCGTGCCCTGGTACCCGATCCGGTCTAGCTCGTACCGCAGATTGAGCGACCCTTCCGCGCCGCTGTATAGGGCGAGGTGCCACGGCTCGCGGCCGAGCGTGATGGCCGAGCCGCGTTGAACGGATGCGTACGAGAAAACGATCCACTCGCCCGCCGTCGTGGCGCTGCTCGTGCATAGGCAGCACACCACCTGTCCGGCAGGGCAATTGGCTACGGTCGCGCCATCGTGCCGCACAACCAACACGTCGTTGGCGCCGCGGTTGCTCACCACGTATTGGACACCTGCCGGCACCAGGTCACCGCGAGGAAGCTTGACCTTTAGCCCGCTCGTCGTGGCCGCCACGTCCAGTAGCCGGAACTCGACGCGCATCCGGTAGTCGGCCGAGATGGTCTCGGTCGCGCTGCCTCCGTACCATGCCTCAATAGCCGTCTGGGTCATGCGTAGGTCACCCACGAGGCCGTGGTAGGACCACGAACCAAGGCCACGCGGCGAGTCGAGCCGAAGGACATGGACGGCGATACGGCCGCTCCAGAGTCGTCGCGGATCGTCAGGTTTCCCGTGCTCGCGGACGTGACGCGCACAACGAAGATTTCGCCCCCCACCATCCTGTCAGGCGCCGGCAGGAACATGGAAAGCCCAGCCGCGTTGGCCGTGTAGGACAGGACGAACGGGCTCCCAGGCGTCACGGTAACGTCTGCCGTGATGGTCTCGGCGTAGCTGCCGCCCGGGTCGCGTCGCTCGCTGGTCTCGACCTCGTTCAGCACCTCGATCAGGCTGAGGCGGTAGTTGAGCAGCTTAAAGTCCTGGTAACCAGCCGAGGCCCACCTGCCGACCTCGTCTCCGAACCGCACCGGTACGTCGAACTCGCAACCGGCAGTCACGACCTGCCCGACCGTCCCGGTAAGCGTGATGATGCCACCGGAAGGGCTGAGCGTGTAGGCGCCAGTCGGCGCCCCATCAACCGCGACAAGCAGCGTGCCCGCTACTGGCAGGGTGAGGGGCCGGATGTATGGCGACCCGACACCGTCGCTGTACGACTTGACCAACTGGAACTGCTGCGAAGTCCCGTCGCACGTGCCAAGGAATTGGTCCGCTGCCGTCACGGTCTCGAACCGCTGCCCCGAATCGGTGGTGTTGTAGTCGGTCCAGTCCTTCCACCGGAACGAGTGCAGATCCGCGCGCCTGGCCATGATGAACTGCTTCACCTCGCCCGCTTCGGTGTCGTCTAGCTGAGAAAGATCGCACTCGTAACGGTGCCGACCCTGCGATGCCTGCGCGATCCGGTATTCGTGCCCGCTAGCCGTGCTCTGCGTAGTGTTGCGGAACCCGGCCCCAGCCTGATACCCATACGCGATGTCGTCGCGCAATCTGACGTCGTGGAATGCCATTATCCCCCAGCCCCGATGTTGCCGCCGGCCAACGCGCCTGCTGAGGCGCTGTCGCCGATCGATTGCCTCGCCGTCCCGCCGAACCCGGCGAACAACTGGCCTAGCCCATTGCTGAGTTGCTGCGAGAAAGCGCCCCGCGCGATGTTCGACAGGTCGCTGAGCAGCCCCGCAACCACGTTGCGCGCGACGTTGCCGCGCTGGATGAACGCATCCCAGACGTTGTTTGCCAGGCTCGCGCCGAACTGCGACCCGACACGCTGCAACTCTTGCAACTGCTGCTGTAGGCCGATCTGTTCCCGGATCGCGTCTGCTTCCTGCTGCGAAACCTCCATGCCTTGCCGCTTGGCCTCGGTGACTAGCTGCAACACCGCCGCCTCACGTTCGCGCTCATCAGCGGACAGCCTAGCCAACGCGGTTTCTTGCTGCAGAGCCGTGAGGTAGTCGGCTTTGGTGGAATCGAACGCGGCAAACCGATCAGTCTGCACCCGAGCCTCGGCCGCAGTAGGTCCGTAGTAGGCCGCGCCGGCCTTGCTTGCCGCTCCCGCCGCTGCGGATGATGGGTAGAGCGGCTCGTCCGCGCGCTCCGCGGCTGCGCGCCATGACGCGATGAACTTGCCGATCTTC